TAAATGAATAAATGTTCTTGCTATCATATGCTCCTGCTGTTGGATTTGATCCAGCAGACCAAACACCAACCTCTGTAATCTCATATCTTTCTGCTGTAGGAAGTTCTGCAGTAAAGACTATCTTTGATTGTCCGCCCTCTGTAACATAGCCACGAGATGTAATTGGCACACGAAACATCTCAAAATCTAATGCCTGTTTACCTGAGTAGTCTCCAAGAGTTGCGTCTGTATTTAGTGGCTTTGCTCCACAGCCTATGGCAATATATGAAGCATATGCAGGTGCTTGACCTACAAGATACTTTGCCAGAATATTCTTGCCTGTATTAGTTATCATTTTTTATACCGCCCCATATATTGTACCATTAAGTATCTCACCGTTGTTTACTATTTGAACCTCTATTTGCTCATCTGAATCAAGGTTAGTTACATTGATTACCAAATCACCTGTTGTTTGATCTATATAGACTATCTGTCCAGCAGGACCTGAGCCTACTGATGGGATTTTGTTCTCAAGCCTGATTGGAAAGTTCTTAAAATAAGTATCTGCTGTGTTCTCAAGTTTAATTATATTGTTAGGATTGTATTCTAAGTAAAGGCTTTGCAGGTTTTTAATTGGGCTATACAAAACATCTTGTCCATTAATAATATCGTTTCTTGATATATTGATTAATTCTTGGCCTCCTATATTTTCAAATATAAGATCTGCCATAATATCAATTTCAAGTGGTGGATTGCTAAGAGCAATTAAAGAAGGAGTTGCAACCTTAACCGCTGGATTAACTGCTGGCTTTGCTTGGGATGCTGGTTGATTTGCTACTGAATCAGTTGTCATTGCACTACCTCACTTAAAAATATTGTCATTTCTGGACCGTATTTTTCTTTAGAATATTCTATATTATATACCACAAACCTTGAGTCCTTAGATCCGACCTTATCTATTTGATTTTCAGTGTAGTCAACAGATACAATATCTCCAAGTTGAATCATTGGGTTTGCAAAAACCTTAACACCTATAGACTTTCTTGGCTTCATTATTTTTTTAATTACCCAAGCCAAAAGGTTTTCTGCGTCATCATGTGACTGAATATATGGAGCCTCTAATGAAAAATCTTTTTTGCCATAAGTCATGCGACTTAACTTTATGTCCTCATAATCTTTTGCAATTTTATTAGGATATGATACCAACGAATTAGCAACAAACTGTGGGTCTGCTAAATTACTATTCTTTGAAAAGTATTCATCCACAGTAAGATCGTTGCTTGATTGCTGAGTAAATGTAATGCCTTGAATTCTTAGATAGTTTCCGCTTGTCTCGTCAAGGCTGAGTGCTGTGTCTGTAGAATTAAATATTAAAAATTCTGCTCCATATGCCCCTGCTCTAAATCCTGAAACAGCATAACCCTTTAATCTATTAAATGTTGGAGATAACTTTGCATACAAAGCAGGATATGCCTTGTCATATTTAAAATTAAATGATGCTGCTTCTCTCATTATTGTTCCGAACTCTTCAAAGTACATGCTAAACTTTGGGGGCTCAGCAGAACTAATCCCAGTAAGATAGGTTGATTGAACTGCACCTGACATGGCGTATTTCATAAATGAATCGTTTGCATTTATTTCAGAGTCTCCGAATGCTGAACTAATTGGAGCATCAATTTGAAACGCTGTATTTTGTGAATAGTTGTTTGCCAATGCATAGATATTTTCAAACATAACTCTTGAAGATCCACGAACAAACAATGACATGTTATTGTATATTGGAAGCGGGTCAGTGTCATCTATTGTAGCAATTAGGTTATTGTTTAGGTATAGAAAAAACCTTCTGCGTGAGCCTATGTCTTGATACTCAACTGCTAAGTCATATACTGTTGGTTTTTCTTCTGCAGCCATTCTGTACTGTCCCGTAAATTTTCCATCGTCTACAATTATGTTTGTAAGTCCTTCATACAGTTTTACTGGCACTGCAGATGTGGTTTCTGTTCCAGCAGTAGCAGCCTTTAGTTTATAAAATATAACATTGTGAACATTGTCTTTCTCAGAGTTATTAAGTTTGTTTGCTCCTAACGCAATGATTTCAAAATAATACCCGTTGTTTGTTTCTGGGTTTATCATCACACCAAGACCGCCTGACCCACCGACAATACTTATGTTCTTGTCTGGAGTAGTTCCTGGAACAGTGTAGTAAGTAGATCCCCCTACTGGTGTCTGGCCACGATTAATATCATTTTCAATTTTACCAATAATTCTCATTCTAGTTCCAAAGTGCTTATACTTGTTTGTTAATGGCTTGTACACATATGATATAAAATCAATTGGTGACTCTGTTGTTGTAAACCCTGGACCATTCATAACCAAAGCAGAGGACTGGACTGTTCCAGTTTGTGTTGAAAGCATTGCATTAATGCTTGTCTCTGCAATATACTTTGATGAAAGAAAGTTTTTAATAATGCCATTTCTTGTTGTTTTCTGTGCAAGGGTGTTGCTTAGTCCTGCTGCAAAAACTCTTGTATCTGGCAATGTTTGATCTGATTTAAATAAATACTTTGAGTCCATTGTACATCCACGAACATTTGCGTTGTCTGACCAGTATGGATTTAAGCCAGCAGTATGTAGTGTTACTGGCGTTCCAAACTGTCCTCTTCCGTGCTTTGCAACAGGGCCATTCTTTAACTTTACAATTCCAGAAATTTCTTCGTAGTTTGGTTCAGAATATATTCTTACTAAGCCAGTTGGATAAATCTTTCCGTTAAAAGGAAGGGATGAAAAGTACTTCTCATACTCTTGCACATTGTTAATCCAAACATCTCCAGTACCAGAAATATTATATTGAACAGCATCATACTTTATAATCTCTCCGTTAGAATAAAAATATCCATTGTATCTTGTTATCCAGTAAACTCCTTCTCCTAAATCCATAACATTATTAACAACTACGTTATTAGAAACATTTGGAACTGTGGCAGAAAGATTAGAGTTTAATGGTATTGCGCTTAACATGTACGTAGACTGGTTTCCAATCTCTCCATTAGCAGACTTAGTATTTTCTGTACCTGCAACTTCCCACAAAAGTACTGGCTTATATATCCAGGTCTTTTCGGCATCTACAAGGCTTGCCTGCTTTATGCTTCCAATAGATCTTTGAATATGTCTTGTTGTATAAACAATCTTTCCATCATTGTAAACATCGTTGTCTTCAGATGTTACCTCTACAATGTTTGCAAGTTTTGTTTTTGTTCTTTCGTTTTTAACCACTCCAGAATCTTGTGAGTCAGAGGACCCGTACAGAACTATGTCTGTTGGTCTTTGCGCTAATGATGGCATTATATAGTTTTTACTCATCATTACAAAGTTATTGTATTCGTCAAAGAACATGGCTGTCTGTGTTGAGATTGCTATATCTTCTAATATCTCAGCAACAGTTTTTTCTGGTGGTATAAAGAAATATGGAATTATGGCTTCTGATTCTCCGTCTACTCTTTTAAATACATAGTTTGAAAAACCTATTGAGTCTAAAAGAAGTGAAACTGCTGCGCTCACTGATGTATTTGTTGAAAGAATTTCTGGGGCAGTTTGAGATTCAAAGTAGAAGTATAAATCTCTTAGGTCAATAGATACCTGCTTTGAATCATTTGATGTTTTTGGAAATCCATCTGAGTACATAGTTTTAATTGGAACGTAGTAGTCCACACCTTCTACATCCATAATTATCTCGTAAAGTTTTACTTGTATGTTTTTTGACACATACTTTCCAATAACACTATTTGTATTGTTTGCATTAAAGGCATCATCAAAATCAAAAAGTTCAAGTTTACCAGTAGATGCAAGTAGTTGCCCAACAGGAAGTCCGCTTGCACCAAGGTCTGATGCGCTTTTATTAACTGAAAAATTTAACACTCTGTCTGAAATGTCTGCCGATAGTCTAGAAGACATTTCAATTAAATCAAATGTTGAGTCAAACTTATTCATGCTTTCAACTACGATTCTAATTCCAGAAATATATTCAAACTCTTTATATTTTTTAGCAGTACCAGAGTTGTAGTATTTTGGGGATGTTAAATCAGTTACAAAGTTTGTTAGACTGTCTACAGAACTTTCTTCAAGTTTCCAACCATATGTTGGAGTAAATGTTTTCCATTCAGAGTCGTACCAAATATGATATGTGCCAAGTTCTCCATCATTTTGTATTACTAAAAACGAATGCCCTTCTTCTGCGGTATCTGGTCTAAGAGTTGCAGAAGGTAGTTCTCCTTTAAAAATAAATATATCTGAATATAACTTAGGAACTATAAGGCCATAAGAAAGTTCAACGTATCCATCAGACTTAATTATATCTGTTCCATCTTTTCTTTTGTCTTTGTCTGTAAACGATACAGCGTCTACCCAGTTGTTATTTTTTAAAACCTGAATCTTCCATCTATCTGGAGTTGTTTTATTTGTATCGCCAAAGTATGGATCTAAAAATGTACCTGCTGAGTTTGAAAATGTTCCATAATCCAGTTCTCCAACATTGGTTTGCATCTTTACAATAACTCTGTTTGCTGGAACTTGCTGCTTGTATACAACGAATGGAGCAGCATCTTCTATTCTGTGTCTTCCATTTATAGTTTTATTTGCAACACCATACTCAATTTTATTTTCAGTTCTAAAAGATGTCCAGTATTTAAATGGATCATTCTTGTCTGGCATATAGTATCTTGGTCTTTTTGCCATATTAATATTTGGGTTGTGTAAGTATCTACCATTTAAATATGTTGCTTTGTTAATTCCAGATCTTGGTCTTTGTGGCTTTAGACAATCTTCTAAAGAGTAAAGCATCTTTAACTTTTCTTTGTATGCTGTCAAAGTTGTTGGCTCTCCATTATCATCAAAGCCTCCATCAATTTTTACGTCTGCATCAGTTGCCCCAGTGTAATAGTTTCCAGCATCGGAAGGATCAAAGGTGTTTGGAAGTGCGCTATAAATAGAGCCACTAGTGTTTGGCCTGTATCGGTAGTTTCCAGCAATAGATATATTTGAGGGTATGTTCATATTCCACTCAACTACAACTGCAGACTGTGTCTTTACAGAAGAACTTGTCTCTAAATGATTTTGTAATTTTTTACCCTGGAACATTACGCCTCTTCCAGTGTTAAGGCAACATTCCAAAAATCAAAGTTCAAACCACTTCTTTTGATAACTGAATAATTAAAGTCTGCAAAAAATACTTCTATTACCTCATTGTATTTGTTTGTATTTTTAAATCTATCATCTTCTACAGTTAGTGGATCATTGCTAAAATTAGTATACTTATCATAAGCAAGGTAAACCCAAAAAGATCCTTTATGGTTTTTATACCAGTCAAGTAGTTCTACACCGCCTGCTCCTCCGTCGCTAGTAAACTCTAGGGGGCTTTGTCTTGTTTCTGTCTTAACCATGTTAGGATTTCCATTAGAATCAAATCCAGGATAAGTATCGTATGCTCTTGATGGTAGCATGTCCCAGGATACTGATATTTGAAGTTTATCGGCAATATGATAAGATCTCATACGACCATTAATCATTCTCTCCTTTTTTTCTATTCTGGAAGGATTAAAGGTTATGGGTGACCTGTTATCATCAGATAGTATTATAAACTCGCCAGAAGAGTCTCCAGAGGCTGCTGCTGACCCTATTTCAACTCCCGAAGGAATATGAAATCCATCAACCTTCGTTCCCTGGTTGTCTGCAAATAGCATTGCCTGTGGTCTTGAATATTTTTTTCTTCCAGACATATATGTGTTAGTTGCCATTATAATCTATTCCCCCTGAGTTTCTGTGAGTCAATACCCTTTATTTGTGTCATCACAACTCTTGCAATTTCATCTGGGTTTGCATCTGATTTTACATTAACACTAATACTATAATTATACACTGAGTCGCCTACTGATGAGCCATTATTTATTGCCCTCATTGTATCTGCTCCAT